CCAAGGCAGTTGTCAGCACCAAAGCATTGACTGATGCCGAAAAAGAAAGAGCGAAGCAACTCAAAAAACAAGAAGAAATCTATACCAAGTTGGTTAACGATATTGAAGACAAAACAGGTGCGATGCTGTTTGAGCAACAGCAAACAGAAAAATTATCAGACAGCCAAAAACTTGCATTGAAGATCATGCAAGACATCCAGTCTGGGACCCTGAAGCTGAACGATGCACAAAAAATCAAGATTACGCAAAGCCTGGAAGAATTGCTGAACACTGAGCGCATCAATGCTGAAATGAAAGACATGGCAAAGACGCAGCAGGCGGCCATTGCTTTATCTGAAAAATTGAATGAAGAGCAAAACAAAACCACAGAATCCATGCGTGCAACTGTGGTTTCGTTGATTGAGCAAAACGAAGAATTGCGTTTGGGCAAAGCTGCTGTAATAGAACGGCAAGTGGCTGTAATGCGATCAACTGCAACAGATCTTGAATTTGCAGCGGCTACTTTTGAAGGCAACGAACAACTGGCAGAACAGGCTCGACTTTTGCGCCAGCAGGCAGACTTGACCGAAAACAATGCCATGTTGACTGCAGCCAAGGAAACAAGCAAAGAGTGGGAAAAGACAACTGACAACATTGAAAGCAGCCTGACCGATGCCTTGATGCGTGGTTTTGAATCTGGCAAGGATTTTGGAGCCAACCTAAAAGACACATTGATTAACATGTTCAAAACCCTGGTGCTGCGACCAATCATCCAGCCGATTGCCCAGGGTGCTTCCAATGTGGTGTTGAGTTTGATGGGCATGGGCACATCAGGCTCGGCAGCGGCTGGTGGTCTTTCATCGGCCATCACTTTGGGCGGTGTGAGCATGAGTGCTATCGGGCAAAGCATTGCAACAGGTTTCATGACCACCATGAGTGGCGGCAGCGTTACGGCAGCCGCAAGCGCATACAGCGCAGCAGGCATGGGCGGTGTGTCGGCTGGCCTCACAGCGGGTCAAATGGCTGCAACTGCAATGCCTTATGTGGCAGCCGCACTGGTGGCCGCCAATGCATTGGGAATGATGCGATCCAACCGAACAGTCGGTGGCGGTATTACTGGCACGTTGGGCGGATCTTTGCAAGAGTATGACCTCAACAGGCGTGGTGGCTCTCTTTTCTCTGGTCCCGATTACAGCATTACAAACAAACGGGTCACAGAAACCACTGAAGGCATTAATGCGGCATTTACGGCCATCAGGAACAAGAGCCTGGCAGCAGCACAAGCCTTGGGCGCATACACCACTGGCCTAGAAACATTTACTTATACATTGTCTGACCAATTGCATCCCGATCTTGCTGAAATCGGTTTGATGCTCGATGGTCTTACAGATGAGCAGCGACAAGAAAAAATCCAAGGTGTTTTGAGGGCTGCTGAAGAGGCAATGGCCGCCATCATCATTGGCACATCTGGTTTGAAATTGGCAGGCGAAACTGCTGTTCAGGCACTCAATAGATTGATGCAAATTCAGACTGCCAGCGAGATGCTCAACCAGTTTGGTGGGGCATTTAGCAACTTTGCAACATCGTCAATCGCGGCAAGACAGGGAATTATTGAATTGGCTGGTGGCTTAGATGCACTGGTGCAAAAGACTCAAGGCTTTGTGGCCAATTTCTATTCCAAAGAAGAACAAGCAGGCATTACAGCCAGAGGTGTGGTGCAGGCTTTGGAGGCCGCAGGTTTTGGCCAAGCACAAATTGCAGCACTGCAAACAAGAGGCGATTTCAGGACATTGCTTGAGAGTCTTAATCCAGAAACGGATCAAAAGCAATTTGTTGCACTTTTGGATCTACAAAGTTCTTATGCAGGGTTGACTGACCTGATGGCAGAACAGCAGACATCCCTACTTGGTCTTATTGAAGCAGCCCCCCAGGTCGAGATTTTGCAAAAAATGTTTGAATCTGAGGAAACCTATCAAGCCAGAGTCCAAACAGCGGAAGAAATTGCACAATCAACATTCAACGATATATTGGCCACAATGGGCCAAGTCGATATTTCAATCAACAACCTGACAGGCATCATGGCAAGCCGCCTTGATCGGTTATCAGCAGAAATGGCCGCAGTGCAAGCAGAGGCAAATGCGGCAGCGGCTATGGCCATTGCTGCTGCGAGAGAATCGGCTTATGTTGCAGAACAAGCATTGCTGAATGCGGCCATTGCAAATGCCCAGGCTGAGATCGATACAACTTCCGCAGGCGGATTCGCATCTGGCGGATACATGACAGGGCCAGCCCTGGTAGGCGAACATGGGCCAGAGTTGTTTGATCCTCGCACCAGCCAAATCTACACAGCGCCAGCCACAGCCAACATATTTGGCGGCAATGAGGTGGCTGCCGAGATTAGGGCTTTGCGCGATGAAGTCAGCATGATGCGATATGAGACAAGAAGCACGGCCACAAACACTGCCAAAATCGCCAGATTGCAGGATAATTGGGATGTTCGCGGCTTGACAGTCCGCACCGACATCGACCAACCTCTGGACACTGTGACCGTATGAAAGTAATTAAGCCGACCACAGTCACGGACGCAATGATTCTTGCGAGTAATGCTACTGAAGCATATGCCGCATGGTCATCTGCGACCACATATTCCAAGGATGCAAAGGTTGACTATGGATCGCACTATTACATCAGCCTGGTAAACACCAACTTAAACAACATCCCGGATGTGGTTGGTTCGACATTCTGGGCGCAACTCGGACCAGACAACAAACATGCGATGTTTGACGGGCAGGTCAGCACGGCAACCACATCCACAAGCCCATTGGTGGTGACGATTGCCCCTGGCATTGTCAACAGCTTGGCCATGATTGACCTGGTTGGAACTAGTGTCACGATTGAGATGCGCAACGCTGGGGCAAGCCCTCCAATTTACACGCGCACAGTGGACTTGGACGGGTCGATTGTGTTCGATTGGTACACCTATTTTTTCGAGCCCTTTGTGCAACTGGCCGAGGTGGTGCTGACGGACTTGCCGCCTTATTCCAGCGGCCAGATCACAATGACGCTCACCAGCGGCGGCAGCGTGGCGATTGGCGAATTGTTGGTGGGCACAGTCTACGAGCTGGGCGAAGAGGGCATGGAGCAGGGCGCTTCTGTGGGCATCATCGACTACAGCCGCAAGGACACCGACAACGATACTGGCCTCACGACATTCGTGCGCCGCGCTTACAGCAAGCGCATGTCCGGCCAGTTCCTGATCAACAACGGACAGATGAACGCGGTGCAACGCATCTTGGCCGACATCCGTGCCGTGCCCTCTGTGTACATCGGGTCTGAGGCGGTGGATTATTCGCCGCTGATCGTTTACGGTTTTTACCGTGATTTTTCCATCGACATCGCCTACCCAACCAAGAGCTGGTGCAGGATCGAGGTCGAAGGCCTAACTTAAGAGGACGCCCCAAATGGCCATCACACCATTGCCCACGCCGCCGAGTCGCGACGACCCAACGAACTTCTCCGCGCGAGGTGACGCATTCCTCGGCGCATTGCCCGCATTCGCGACCGAGGCCAATGCCTTGGCGGTGAATGTCAACGCAGACGCCGTTTCTGCTGCCGCCGATGCCGCCACAGCGGAAGCCGCAGCAACGGCGGCTGTTGGTGCTGCAAACTACAAAGGCAACTATGCCGCTGGCACAACATATCAAGTCGGACAATCTGTCAGCAATGGTGGCAAGATATGGATCGCCAAGACCATCAACCTCGGCGTCACCCCGGTCGAGGGCGCAAACTGGACTGAGTTGAAGTCCAGCAGCCCTCCATTTGAAGACCCCATCGTGCTTGCGCAGGTGCAGGCCATTTCTCTTTCTTTTTAAAGGACTCACATCATGGCCAATACTTTCACGGCTCCATTTGCACAAACTCCAAAGACAGCTACAGCAGTTGTGACTGGCGTTGCGACAATGACCGACACGCCAGCCAACACAGTGCTGCTGGCAACCGCTGGCGCTGATGGCGCGATCGTGACGCGCCTGACTGCGATCCCTCGCGCTACGGTTACAGCATCGTCCTTGGTGCTGTTCATCAGCAAAGATGGCGGCACAACACAACGCCTGATCGACAGCGAGTTGATGGCTGCTCACACGGTGGCGGTCACCACTGCGATTCCCGAGACGGTGTTCCCTGCTTACAGTGAATCTGCACCATTGCGTCTTGAGGCTGGTGATCGCCTGTATGTCGGCTCCCAAGTGGCGCTGGCTGGCGGCATCGTGTTCAAAGCCGAATTCACGAATTTCTGATTATGTCGGTACTAGCACTTGGCAACCCTTTGGGGAGCCCACTGGCCAAGCCTCGATTGGTGCAGGCAGAAACATCAACCTATTTCAGGGCGCTTACTGATATTGTTACTCCAAGCGTAGTTCTGCCACCTGCAAATGCACGTTTTATGCGGGTCGCAGCAATCGGTGCAGGAGGTCTTTGCGGAGCACTTGGAACCTCGTCAACTGGAGGAGGCGGCGGCGGATGTGCTGCAACTAAGATTGTCAGGGCTTCTCCCGTCCAATGGCGTTCTGTTAGTCAGGGCGCTGGAAACGGAGGCAGTGCGGTGGCAAGTTTTCCAGGCTACTACTTGGTCGGTCAAGGAGGCACTTTGGGTGGACTTGGCGCTGGACAAGGTGGCCAAGGCTCTGGTGGTGATTACAACTTCAAGGGCGGCAACGGGATAAATTTCTCTTCATCAATTTATTTGGGCGGCGGTGCTGCTGGTCCCAATGGCGCTGGTGGGAATGGCGGTCAACCCGGCGTTTTTGATGGCAGTGGTTGGGGATGCGGCGGCGGCAGTGGTGGTCTTGGCAGAACAGTAAACACCACAGAGGGCGCAGCCACTGGTGGTGGTGGTGCTGGGGCAATCGCAGGTAGTGTGGTTTCTGCTAATGCTGTAGTCACATCGCTCATGACTGAATCCACTGATCTGACGAATTACCCATTTGGCGCATCGTCGGCATCTGCCCATGTGACCGCTTCAGCAGGATCAGGAAATACAAAAAGCGGCGGAGCTGGCGGCGGCGGCGGAAGTGGTGCAGAAAGTAACGATGTATTCGGTCAAGGCGGCGGCGGCAGCGGACTGCTGGTAATCGAATGGTTTTATTGAAAGCACAAGATGATCAAAATCCAAAACCAAACAGCAACCCGCGAGTCGATCCCAGTTTTCTTGCTGGGGCTTCATGTTGATTCACTTGCCGACCTGTCGTGGACTGATCCCGCATTGGGCGTGTCCGACTGTGCGTGGTGGCCCGAGCACGATGCTTCTGCACCCTTGGGCGAGCATGAAGTGTACGGCGAGGAAACCCTGACCATCGATGCCGAGAACAAGCGCGTTGTTTCGAGCCGCGCTGTGGTGCCGATGACGCAAGAGCAGATCGATGCGATTGCGGCTGAACAGGCCGCACAAATTCAGGCTCAAAAAGATGCACTGACAGCGCAGATCGCCGATCTTCAAAACCAACTGGCCGCAATGGAGTGAAACGATGTCGGAGCAGATTGACGCAACAGAGGCCAGATTGACAACACACGAACAGGTTTGCGCTCATCGGTATGAGGGGATTCAAAAGTCTTTTGAATCAGGCTCTAAGCGAATGGCCAAGATTGAATATCTGCTTTATGCAGTGATCGCTGCTGTTCTATTGGGACCAGGTGTGGCCGCCGATTTTGTAAAAAAACTGCTTGGACTCTAACCATGAAGGATTGGGCCGTATCGTTCATCGCTGCGGCCATTCTTGTTGGGTTTGTCGTTTGGTGCACAAGCATAATAGTGCCCTTGTTTTGGAGTCTTTAGATGCTTGCCGAAATTGCTGCTGCTAATGCGGCCTTTGCTGTAATAAAAGGTGCTTTGGCGAATGGCAAGGAATTGTCGGCTCTTGGCTCAAAGGTCTTTGATTACTTTGACAACAAGGCCAAGATTCAAGAAGCTGTAACCAAAAAAGGCGGAGGCTCAGATCTTGAAGAGTTCATGGCGCTCGAGCAATTCAGGCAGCAAGAAGAGGAATTGCGCGAACGCATGGTTTATGCAGGCAGACCTGGCATGTGGGCTGATTGGCAAAAGTTCCAAGCAGCAGCAGCACGCAGGCGCAGGGAAGAGAAGGAGGCGGCGATCAAAGCCATCAGGATTCGCAAAGCCAAGATGGAAAGGCTGATTGAATATCTGGTGATTGGCCTGGCAACAATCATTCTTGCAGCCCTGCTAATTTACGGCGCATATATTTATGTGACGTACATCAAAAAATGAGCAAAGACAAAGCCAGTGGCAACACAACGCTGGATAAGGTGCTGGCCTATGTGGACAGTCCTTTCAAGTTGTTTGCAATCCTGGTGATGGGAATCGTGGCTTTTGTTGGTTATTTTCTCTGGCAAAACCAAGAGTTCATGAGGGATGCATATAAAGAATCCAAAAAACTGCCAGAGATCAATACAGCAAGGGCCGATGATGCCAGTTCGATGTTGCTGAAAAAGACTGGCGCAACAGTGGTGGCTGTTTTCAAAGTCAATCCACTTTTTAACAGCCGAGTCCTTTACAAAGCCTATACAAAAGATGGCCGCGACAAAACTATCGAGGACATTGACGTTGGTCTTTTCAGTCAAAACCCATCAAACAATGCTGATGTCGTTAAATTGATGACCAACGAAGTACCATGCGGGGAATATCGATATGCCCAGTCAGAGGTCGGGTTGTGGTATTTAGAAAAAGGTGTTTCGTACACTTGCAGAATCAGTGTGCCACCAGACAGCCACAGGTTTGTTGGCCAGATCACTGTCGGCTGGACTGAGCAGCCAGAAAACATCGATCAAGTTCGTTTCATGCTGGAGATCGCCAGCGCCATGCTAACCAAAAGAGGCCAATAATGCTTTCACTGTTCTCAACTCTTGGAGGTCTGCTGATCTCTGGTCTGCCCAAGCTGCTGGAATACTTCCAAAACAAAGCAGACCAAGCCCATGAATTACGGCTGGCACAAGTCCAGACTGAGCGTGAACTTGCACTGGCCGCAGCAGGCTTTGCTGCCCAGGCTCGGGTTGAGGAAATCCGCACCGAACAGGTGGCAATGCAGACTCAGGCGCAGATGGCCGAAGCTGAAGCAGGGATGGTTAAGGGTGCGCAAGAACACGACAAGGCTGTATTGGCCAAGGCATCGACCTGGGTTGTGAATTACGTTGGCACTGTCAGACCAACAGTGACTTACATTTTTGTCGCTGAACTGGTGGCCATCAATGCGTTTCTTTGTTTTTACCTTTGGAGCAATCCTGGCCTGATTAACAGCATGGATGATGTGCTGCGGTATGCGGACATCATCTTCAGCCCTGATGAAATGGCAATCCTTGGCGGAATCATTGGTTTTTGGTTTGGCTCTCGCAATTGGAACAAGAAATGAGGCTCTCTAAAATTGGCGCAGATCTAATGCACCGATTCGAGGGGTGCATGAGTAAACCTTATTTATGCCCAGCACACATTTGGACCATTGGATATGGCCATGTGCTGTATCAAGAACAGATAAGGCTGCCAATGGTGCGTGTGGAAGGAAAATCAGCACCAATGATTCGCAAGGAAATGCCATTGAGAGAAGGAGATGCCCGTGTTTGGAGCAAATCAGAGATTGAAGAATTGTTCGCGTCTGACATCGCAATTTTTGAATCTGGTGTTTTACGACTTATTCCCGGCTGTGCTGGGCATCAAGGCCGCTTTGACGCTTTGGTCAGCTTTGCCTTTAATGCTGGTCTAGGAAATTTGCAAAGGTCAACTATTCGCATGAAGTCAAACAGAGGCGACTGGGAAGGTGCAGCCGAGGCATTCATGCAATGGACAAAAGGTGGAGGTCGAGTGCTGCCTGGTCTTGTCAAAAGACGCGAGGCTGAAAAAGCACTTTTTCTGTCTTGATTGATGTATGCTGGAATTGCTGCTATGCAGTAACTCCAGTTGGGAATTCACCAGGGCTTTATGCCCTGGTTTTTTTTTTGCATGAATGCGACCCAGCACCTGGCACAAAGCCAACGGCTGGAACTAGTCTGCACGCCTCCATCAGTGAGCCTGTCACGTTCGCATTTATTGCAGAATTTGAACATGGTCACTCTTTGATGAAAATGCCATTTGGCGACATCGTACCTTTTCGATCTTTGATTTCGTCATAGGCATTTTTCATGCACTGGACCAGATCGATGTCTGAAAGGGCGCAATAGTTGACTAGGCAGACCATCACATCACCGACTGAATCCTCCATGCCTGGGCGATTGCCTCGCATAGTTGCGGCGGCCAGTTCTCCCAATTCCTCGACTGCCTTGAGCAGTTGAACCTGTGGCGTGCTGTTTGGGATGATCTTGCGTGCCTCAGACCATTGAATGATCTTCATCTGGACATCTGCATAACTCATGATGACCACCATGCCACCAACAGGGCTGCCAAGCCAATTCCGATAAATGTTGCCAGGGCAACACCTGCAAATTTCTCCCAGGCTGGCTCTCTGTGAGCCATTGGGTAAATGCTTGTATATCCCTGCTGAAAGGTGCAATCAGCCAATGTGCGAGGGGTCTGTGTGTGTGAGGGTTTCATTTCGTTTCTTTCGTTGGTTAAGTGATGGGGCCAGTGGCCCCTGGTTGGTGATTAGGCTGCTAATTGGGCTTTTACTTTTGCAAGGAAACTTTCAAAGTCACGGGCTGCACGCTTTCCCCAGCCTGTTTTACGAAATTTCTGTTCATCGTTTGTTCGATAAAAAATTTCAACTTTGCCATCCGCATGTTTGATTGCCTTATGGACACCAGACCAGATGACATGTTCAACGATCAGGCTGCCATTGCTTGTATAAATTTGGTTCATGTCGTTTTCTCCGTTTGGTTGCTGATGTTTGATATTCTACACGAAATAACACAACATCAAGCAACCCAGGACAAACCCTAGTTTTTGCGTGTCTTTTTTACAACAACATCTTGCGGCCTTGCCTTGCCTTTGATGATGTCGTGCATCTTCTTTTCGGTGACTCGGTGGCAATGGATCATCGATCTGGCCGACATCGCCTGGATGACCATGGCGTAATCTTCCAGAACTGCACGCAGGGTAACAATGCCCTTGGCATCGAGGCGAATCACGCCATGCTGTGTGTGTCTTTGCCCTGCCAATGCCATGGCCTCGATTGCGTCTTGCAACAGTCCAGAGCCATCCTCACAGGCTCCAAGTTCCACCATCGTTTCGAGCATATTCACGGCATCGCTGACCACCTCCCAGTCACGTTCGGTGGGGTTTGGTGATTTCTCCAACGCATTCATCCCATTTTGCATCATCGACAGTTGATGCTTGATCTTTTCCTCTGAAAGAGGCTGATCTTTGGATGCCAGCAATTCATCCATCAGGCTGTATGTGGTTTTCAACTTCATCGCATCAAGCCCACAAACGGGTTCAAGCTGGTACTGACAACGCGCCTGGCACGATAACCTTTGATTTTTGCAATCGTGCTTTTACTGACTCCATACTCAATGGCCAATTCTCTGCTAGACCCAGCAGACATGACGATTTCATTTACCTGGTCATCAGACAGTTTGCGGCGGCCAATGGCTGCGGCTTGCAGTTTTGCGATCCTGGTTGGTGCGTTATGCCGAACATTTTTTGCCATCATCAGCATGTGCTTTTTATGGTCCACAACTTTTATGTGTTCAAGCCTGACGCACAAATCATTGCCGCATGTGGTTTTGTAATATGCCCGAGCAGGCACTTTGCGCTCATTGAGCAACATCACCAACTTGCGAACTGCGACCATCTTTCCAGCGTGACTTACCTGGGGATTATTGCCAGCATAAACATAACCAGACCATTCGATGCAGTCGCCTTCAACACTGGTGCGCTGCATGAGGCTTTCAATCGTTTGAATCGTGATTGTTCGTTTTTTTCGTTTTTGGGAATCGGTCATTTTTGATTGAAATGGGTTTTGAGAATATGCAGCACTTGCGAGGCCACTGTGCGTGTGTTTTGCTCGGCTTCTTTTTTCAGGGCATCCAGCAAGGTTGGTGGAATCCTGATGTTCATGTATTTGGTTTTTGTTTCTTGGTTCATGTTTGTCCTTTGAGGCGCAGGGCTTCCACCTGCTCCCACATCACTTTAGAGTCTGCGTGTCCAAGACTTGCGGGGTGATTCGATCAAGCCCAATTGTCATCATCGGCCACTGCGGGGGCCTGAGCGCCACCACCACCGATGCCGAATTCATCGGCTGCACTCATGCGAGGTGCGCCAAGTGGATCACCCTTGGCCACCAGCAAGACATTATTCAGGCCAAAGGCCACACCCTTATTGCCGACAGCATCGTAAGCATAAGCATTGACTGACAATTTGACGTAATCACCAGACACCACAGCATCAGGATCGATCAGTTCGCGGCCATTGATGTCGATGATCGATGGCTTGTTTCGGTCAGCATCGATCTTGCAGTTGAAGAACAAATGGCCTTTGTATTCAGCACCCATTGGGCTGCCATCATCCTTGATGAATGTGTCGCCATCGCGCAATGGGTTTTTCAAGCCCTTGGGCGGCGTGCCACCAAACTTCTTGTCAATGGCAGCCTTGGCCGCAGCCATGAGGCCATTGATCGTGTCTGTGTCGGTCTTGGGCACAAGCACGACAGCAGAATATTCATTCTTGCCATTCATTTCGTTTTTGCCTGGACGCATGATCTTGGCATAAGACAAACGGACTTTCCCGGTTACAAATCGTGTTGACATTTTTCGGTTCCTTACGGTTTAGAGGTTTAAATATGACTTGTTGACAACAAATCATGCTACAGCATACCACAGATCACAGGATCTGTTCGATGATGTCCAGTTTTTTGAGCACTTTGCCCAAGATCGTGTGGTCCAAGCTGTTGCGCGTGGTCAGGATATACACAGCAGGCGCGATGCCAAATTTCTGGATGTTTTCAACCCTGGCAGATGCTTGCTCAAATGCACTGGTGGCCCATGTCGCCTCGACAAAGATCACGGTGGATGACCTGGACAGATCAACACCCTCAGACAGCGTGGCGATGTTGCCGATGATGACCTTGGCCTCGCCTGATTGAAATGCGTCGATGTGCTTTTGCCGATCTGCTGCTGGGGTTTCACCAGTAACCATGACAGGCTGATAATCCTTGAGGCCATCGTGCAGCATGGCGGCCACATCTTTGTGCCAGGCAAAGACCACCAGCGATTCTGATGGGTCATCGTCCAGCTTGCCTTTGATGAAATCCAGCGCCAGAGGCACTTTCCTGATGCCTCCCTCGCGCATGATCTCTGACAGGCCATCGAGCGCCAGGATCAGGTTGGGGTTTTGCACCAGCACCTCGGCATCGAATTGTTTTTCCCTGCGGTCGATGGGCAGATCCAACTCGATCATGCTGATGACTGGCTGCTGATAGTTTTGGAAAACATCAGCCCTTGTGCGGCGTAAAACATGGGGGGCCAGTGCTTTTTTGAGTTCGGGCAAGTTGCTGGCCCCTGACACATCAAAGCCCCAAGGCGATTGCCATGCCTTGGCGTATCGATAAGCAAACTTGATCCAAGACCCTTTGTAAATGCCCAGACCGTGCAGCAGCGGCCAGATCTCGATGGGTCTGTTTGGCACAGGCGTGCCCGACAGTGCAAACACATTGGGCGTGGCTTTCATCAGCTTCATGGCCGCTTTGGTGCGTTTGGCGGTGGGTGTCTTGATGCGGTGGGCCTCATCGATCACCAGCGTTTGCCATCCCTGCATTGCGGTCATGTAGGGCAGCAAATCGTAATTGACGATCAGCGCACCACCTGGCACACAGCCTGCGGCCATCTCGCGGCCATTGACGATCACAGCATCGATGCCAAAATGTTTGAATGCCTTTTGCCAAACGGGTTTGGCCACAGCAGGGCAAACCACCAGCACGGGCAGGTGCTGCATGGCGGCTGCCACAGCCGCGAGGGTCTTCCCCACCCTTGGACTGTCAGCGAGAATGCAGCGTTTGCGGGTCAGCAGAAAATCGCGGGCTGTTTGTTGGTGGGGATAGAGGGTCAATGCAGTCAATTTTGATCTCTCAATTTATAGTCTTTAAAAACAGCACCCTTACTTGCATCACCCTTCCAGCACTCTTTGACCCAGCCTTTTTTACCTGATTTATATGTACGCCAATGGCCTCTTACCTGATGCCTTCTTGGGCTTGCGTGAGTACCACCTTGCGAATCATTTTTTTGTTTTGGCTGCTCAATAACAACTGTGTGCCAGTCGAATGTCAATGCAGGCTTTCCTTTGGCATTTCTTTTTTGATTGATAAATGTTCTTTTTGGTATTGCCTGATAACCAGCAGAATATTGTGCTAGTTTGATGAGCACTGCAAGAACCATGCGATGAACTGGCTTCACATCATCCAATTTGATCTGCTTATCTTGACGATAAACCTTAAAACCATCATCGGTAGCAATGTAAGCATATGGTGGAAAATACTTACCCCCGTGATACATTGAACACCCGCTTACAGTCACCGATTGATCGCCTTTGGCAAGCATCAACATGAAGTCTTTGCCTGATGTATCAAGCCCAGCAATTCCAGTGCGTTTTGATGGCAGATTCATCAAAAATTCGGCTGGTACTTTTGTTGACAAAGTACTTTGCATTTGACCGACATCAAACCACAAAGCTGTTTCAGGCTCTGGTGCATAACGCACGGCTTTTTGAATCAGCGGGGTCATTTGATCTTCACCAGTGATGCAGCCTTGCGGGTTTCCTCGATCATGGCCTCTGGCACTTCCAGACCCAATTTCAGGATGGCGCTGGCCGACTTCAGACTGAATGCCTCAGGCTTGCCCTTGAACAATTCGGCCACCATCTTTTCATCTTTGAATTTGGTCATTCGCGCACCAGGCTTCATGGCCCAGCCCTTGATCGACTCGGGCTGATCGGCCAGTTGCTTTTTGGCCGCATCTTGCACAGCGTCTGCCCATGTGCTGCACAGGGCGGCATCTTCCAGTTGCTGAGGCGTGATGCCCAAAGCGAATTCCTGTTTGGCCGCATTCACGGCCACATTGCGCAGGGCATCGCATTGGGTTTTGGCGCGGCAATACTTGCAGGCATCCTGATCGGGGTTCCTTGGCGCATTGGGTTCATGTGCAGCCACTGCCAGATCGCGCAGTTTTTCCTTCCAGGCCATCAGATCTGCATAAGTGCATGACCATTCACGCCAGCCACCATGATCGGGCTGATAGATGGCCAAGCGCACAGTCACTGTCGGCGGTGCATTCAGGGCAATGGCAGCGCCGAGCGCATAGGTCATCAACTGCAAATTGTTTTCGGGCGACACCTCGATGCGGCCAGTCTTGAGGTCGCACACAGTCATGATGCCACCACCGATGGCGATCAGGTCAGCAGTGCCACCGAGCGATTCGTGGATGGTTTTCAGCGCCTCGGTCACATCCAACTCGATGTAGTGTTTCTTGGCGTGGGCTGTTTGCTCCATGGCCGTGGTGACATACTTTTGCGCGATGGCGATCATTTCGGCATCAACACCAGTCACAGGCTGCTGGCGCAGTATCTGCTCGGCGATCTCATGAATGTCAGTGCCTCGCTGGGCAGCCTCACTGGTGCTATTTGGCAGCCCTTCCTCGGCCAGCAGTGACCCAGGGCAGACAGCCACCCTGGAAATCTTGCTGGCACTCATTCGGGCGTGCTGGCGCTGGGCGTGGTCAGGGTTTGTCATATTTATCCTTGTTTAGTTCGTTCAAATAATTGTCGAGTGCAGCCATGGCCGCTTGCCATTGGTCAGCATGAAAGAAATCATCTTTTGTCAGATACAGCAGGTTTGAGAGTTCGTGCGCCATCTTGCGAGACAGCGCAGGCAGTTTGTCGGTGTTGGTCATGAAAATTTCCATTCTGTTTTGAATGTGCCATCGGGCTTGAATACGCTCTCGGGATCACCCAAGGTGATTCCATTGCCGATCTCAACGCGATGCCAAGACACCCTGTTGTTAATCAGGCTGCGCACATTGGCTTTGGCCTCGGCCACATTGCGGGCGATCATGGTCGAATAAAGCTGATGGTCAAAATATCGGGGATCTTCCCAATGCGGCGACTGCTGATTTAGGGTCATCCAGGTGGGCCAAGATGCACGGTCGAAATAGGTGTCGATCATGTTTACAGCCCAACCTTTTTAAGTGCAGCTTGCAGGCCAGCCAAGCCACCAACCCTTTGATCGTTGATCCAGATCTGAGGCATTTGCCGAACCTCTGGATAACTGTTCAGCAGTATTGCCAAGCGATCCCCCACCTCGACATCAACCTCGCTATATTGCAGTCCCTTGGCCTTCAAAAGCGCCTTGGCTGTGTCGCAGTTTGGACAGCCTGACTTTGTGTATATCGTGATGTTCATGTTTGCTTTTCCTTTACCTCTGTCCATGCGACTTGGCCACACCTGGCGCATTGGTAGTGATATTGCGTGCGATGTGGTGATGGTGTCAGCAGCCATCGATGTTTACATTCGTTCATTTCTTTTTGCTCCAAAAAGCCCACACATAAACAAGCGTGTGAGCAATGCCGATAAGGTACATCCACCAGGTCATGTGCTCTCCTTAAGTTTGGCGCTCTTGTAATAGAACGAAACAATGCGCTCCAAGAAATAGTCTTCACCACAACTGTGGCAGGTCACTTCAGCGCCTCCATCGCAACCGCCAAAGTCAATCTCCCAAGCGTCGGGCTCAACGTGTCCGCAGTGCGGACAAATTGGTTTGTCATCCATTGTTCTTCTCCAAAAAATCTTCGCACTTGCGCTTCCAGCCCCAAGAGTCCCTTAGCCAGTGCACAGGCGCATAAAAGCGCGGTTTGTGCAGCATGGCGCAGATCAGCGTTGGCTTAGGCAGCGCCCTCATGGTGGCGTGTTTGCACTGATCGCAATGTTGGGTTTTGATCTTGCTCATAATCAATACCCCCATCGAATACGAAAACAGATTAAATACAGGTGCAACACAAACTCGTTGCCGCCGGAGAAAAATCCAACAGCAAAGCACGGCCACTTGCGCGGGAAAAACTCGGTTGTCAGGTGCAGGCTTTTTCTCATTTAATTTCCTTTGCTTTTTCTACAAACTTTGTTGGCGGCAACTTCCCATTGATGACAGCGCATGTGCCACATCTTGCGAGTACGTTGATGGATGGAGCGTGTGGTGCATTGCACTGTTTGCAGTAGTCAGAAGCTGTCATGTGCTCTTCTCCAAAAGCTCTTTCACTTGCTCGTACACGGCGTTCTTCGCAACGTTGTCAGCTTCCAGCTTGTCGAATCCTGCGTAGCGCATCTCGTTCTCGCAGCGTTGCAGCAGCTCATACATCTCGCGCAGGCAGTCCGCAGACTTACCGTGCAACGGCCACTGCATTGTTTTTTCCAACATAGCGGCGAGTCGCAAAGGCTTTGGCAGTTGGCCCACTCGCAGCAGTTCTGCGGTGTCTTCTTCGCTTGCGTAATTGTCTGTGCTCATAAACCCATTTCCTTTCTGATCTGTCTGACTCGCGTCTCGGTCACCCCGACCTCGTGCGCAATCGCAAGCGGCTTGACTCGCTCACGCAATAGTTCTTCGATGCGCTGGCGTCGTGAGGATCTGCTGGCGCGCTGCTTCTCGCCACGCTGCCAGGTCGCCACAGGCTCCTGCACAGGTGCTGAACGGGCTTGCTTGATGGCGGTGATGGCTTCCAGCATCTTGGAAGTTGGTGGAATGTTGTAAGTGCCGAGGTCGCTTTGTATCGCCTCCAGCGCCAAGTCCAATGCTTCTTCTTTAGTCATAGTTTCTCTCCTGTTGCTTTGGCGAGGGCAGCGCGGACCTGCTCTTGCGCAAGACCGAAAATGGCGATGTTTCCGTAGAACCACTCGCGCCACGCTGCCTCGCCTTCAGGCGTTTCGCGGTTGTGGGTCTTATGGTCAAAGCCTGCATCTTCACGCCGCAGCCATTCTGCGAACGTCTGGCACGCCTCCAGCAGATCAGGTGCTGCTGCGATCAAGTGGGCGTTTGCAATCCAGTTTGCGCTCCTATCAGGACGCGCAATAATTTGACGGATCGGAAGGCCGGGAATGTAGTCAACGGCGCAGATTTCCGTTCCGTCTGTTTCCGGATAAATCGTCCACGGCCCCAATGTGTGCTTGCTCATGTGTTCTTCTCCTTGATTTTGGCTTCGATGGCTTTAACAAACTTTGCCCGTGTGCCGCTGTAATCCAGCGCACCAATCTCCTCATCCGTCAGTCCAACCCATTGCCGCTGTGCTGCGGGTGGGGTGGTGTAGACAATTCGCACTGTGTGGCCGTGCGCCTTGTTGTATTCGTAACTTTGTTTTGCTTGATCAATCCACTTGCCGTCCATCATTTGCATTTGATAGATCAGCTCCTGCACAGGTGCTGGCTCCATCACGCATTCAACGCAACTGCAATAGCCTGTACCGCAATTCTGTGGGCGTTTCTGCACATGTGCTAAACGGGCTTGCTGAATATCCATAATTGCATTGTTCGTTTCGGCAAGTGCGTCATATGTATCGCAGTACGAGGTGACTCTGTATAGTTCACCTGCTACTGATCTCAACGTCTTCAACGCCAAGTCGAGTGCTTCGTCTTTTGTCATGACGTTGCCTCTTTCATTTGCCAGCCCGTTCTAAAGTAATTCCAACGTGTCTGAAGGTTTACATTGATATAACGGCCATTCTTTTGGGTGAAATCTGTATGGCCTTTGGTGCGCATAACAGCTTCAAACATTTTTTGACATTGATTCATGACATGATCCAAAAAATTAAAGTCCACACCCACCACATCACAGTGATGGACACAGTGGCAGAGGCAACAAATCCGCCAATCAAAACCAATTTATTTATCACAGTGATTTCCCCTTCTTGCATGGCCATGTTTTATTGAGAACAAACTCAATGATGGTCGCGGCATGTACATGCCGCACCTCTGGTGTGTCGATTAATGTGTTGCGCACCATGTCGTTGATCTGCCCAGCAGTCACATTTGATGGTGGGCAATGGTTGATGCCATTGCCTGCATCAGTGACACCCATTACATAACCCATAGACAAGCCTTTGGTGTACCCAGCAGACTCTTGCATATCGGACAGTAATTGATTGCCTGTGCGGAACTGTGCATGGGCCGAACAAGAAATTACCAGCAAAGACAAAATGATTTTGCGTTTCATTTTTTTACCCTGGTGCTATTGATTGCGCAAAGCAGCGCAGCAAAGGCTGTTACCTGTGGCCAGTCTTGCTGTATCAAGCCCCAACACAAAAAGCCCCACAACATAAAAAAACTGATGGCCCCAATAGTGTGGGCCAGTTTTTGAGCATTCATCGGTCGTTCCTTTCGTTTGTTTGTGGCCGCATAGTAGCACATGCTTGTTGACAACAAAACCATGTACAATCAAAAATATCAGCAACACACAGAGGCATGATGAAAAAACCACACGATCACCAAAAAAAGCCATCACGCACAGCCCAGGCGCTGGCGCTGGTCAATGAGGGCATGTCGATCAGGAATGCTGCCCTTATTTGCGGAATCAGCCCACAGTCGATTTATCGACTAATGGCCTATCGGCGCGAAAACCCCCCTTGCCCTGTCTGCGGGAAATGACCATGCACATCGACAACATCCTCCAAGAGCGCGGCCAGCGTTATGGCAGTTTTGAAGACAATGCCGCCACCTCCCAGGCACTGAAAAAAGTCTTGCACATGAATGACGATTGGCTCAATTTGAACTATGACCAGCGCGAGGCTCTTGACATGATCTGCCACAAAATGGCACGCATCATCAACGGCGATCCAAACTATGTGGATTCATGGGCAGACATCGCTGGATATGCAACTCTGGTGGCGAACAGATTGAAGTGATCTAAAAATTGGTGTAAAGTTCCGGCATCGCTTGGCAGCGATTTATGAAACAGGCCCAGGCCAACCCTCCTGCACGAGTTTCACGTGTCTGCCAACTAGCACCGCTAGAGGAGGGTTGACCTGGGCTTTTTATTTGGAGTCCAAAAGATATGGCAAGTCTCACCACAGTGCATCACATAAACATCAATTTAAAGGATGTGATTTCAGTCAATTGCCCAGTTTGCGCGTGCCATCGAATGACACAAGACAAAGAAAAAGATGCGTATTGGACTTGTGAAAACGGGCATGAATTTTATGTGTCTCTTTATGAGTCTTCAGCGAAAGCAATGAGTTTGCGATTTTTCTTTCAGAATAGGGAAGAAAAATGACCACATCCAACGCATCCACCACAGCGCAAGGATTGGTCAGAGAATCGCCCAAGGTCTTGCTGATACAAGGTTCACGGCTGACACTCAAGAACAATCCTGGCCAAAAATACAAGACCATCACACTCGATGACATCTTTGCCCTTGAGCCTGGTGCAAAGCCAAAAGAAGACGCGCTGGCCATCATCCCATCGTCTTACATCGAGCATGACGCACGCACCCACAGCGTCCAAGAGGAACATGGCACTTATCACCTGCTTGCCCTCGATGTCGATCAGGGCAATGTAAGCCTTGATGATGTTGAAGATGCTCTGAAGATTTTTGCAGGCGATGACACCGCCATGCTGATCTACAGTTCAAGCAGCGCCAGCGAGTCAAACAAGAAATGGCGCGGCATGATCCCACTTGCCAAAGGTGTTAACTTTGAGACATGGCGAATGCTCCAAAGAGCGTTTTTTGATGCAGCCGAGGAGCGATTGGGGGTTAAGGTCGATCACTCACTGGCCAGAGCAGGGCAGCCCGTTTATCTGCCAAATGTCCCGCCACAGCACCGAGGTACCGATGGCAAGCCTCTGTTTTACAAAAGCAAACGCCAAGACGGTCCAGCCCTTGTCCCCTCGGCTGGCGCTGTCAGCGTCTATGTCAAGATCATCAAGAAACGTGATGCCCTTCAGGCTGAACAAGCCCAGCAAGCCGCGGCTGATGCCAAGATAAGAATGGCCGCACGACAGGCCATCCGCGGCGATGACAGCAGCATCATTGATGCATTCAACAAAGAAAACTCACTCGACCAAGTGCTGATGTCATGCCAGTATGAAAAAGGCCGCGGCAACAGTTGGCGCAGCGTTTACCAAACGGGCAGCACCTACGCCACAAAAGCATATGACGATGGCCACTGGGTCAGCCTTTCAGAATCCGATGCCGCGGCGGGTTTGGGCAGCGAATGCCAGTCTGGGCGGTTTGGCGATGCCTTTGACATTTACTGCCATTTTGAACACGGCGGCAAGGTGGCCGAGGCCATCAAGGCATATGCCATTGAGACAGGGCGGCACGCCATCGCCTATCAAAACGTCAAAGTCTCAGCCCAAGAGGATTTTGGAATCAAGTCACAAAAGCCCACAGACAAACAGGCCGAGCCCGAATCACCAGATCAAGTCGCAGTGGTTGAAAGACCCAAAGAATTGGTTTGGCCGCATATGTCGAGGGGCAAAACGCCAAAACCCCTGAACACATTGGAAAACTTTGCAGCCTTGTCGCGTTTCTTGGGGGTCAAATATTCCATGAATGTCATGGCCGGTGAAGAGGTGGCCTACGTGCCAGGTCTTGAGGTTATGCGCGGTTATGAAGCCAACGCCGCGGTCACTCACATGATTAGCCAAGCAATATTGGCAGGTCTGCCACATGCACTTGTGGCCGAATACATGAAGCAGCTTTCTTTGCAAAACCCTTTTCATCCTGCCATTGACTGGATCGAATCAAAACCGTGGGATGGTGTCAGCCGCATCCAGTCATGGATGGACACCATTACAGCCACCAATAGATCACTCAAAGAAGTGATGATGCGCAAATGGGCCATCGGTGCTGTGGCTGCACTTTATCAACACAATGGGGTCAGCGCCCATGGCGTGCTCACGCTGCTGGGCAAGCAAGGCATCGGTAAGACATCTTGGTTTAAGAGTTTGGCAACATCAGCACTGGCAAAAGATGGCATGACACTGCGGCCAGATAATCCTGATTCAATCAGGCAGGCCACATCTTATTGGATGGTTGAGCTTGGCGAGTTGGATGCGACATTTAGAAAATCAGATATTGCGGCGCTCAAATCATTTTTGACATCAGATCGCGATATATATCGTTTGCCATATGATCGAAAAAATACCAGCAAACCGCGGCAAACTGTATTTTTCGCATCGGTTAATGATGAAGGATTTTTATCTGACCAAACAGGCAACCGTCGATATTGGACCATCTATTGTGAAGACATAAACCACAAGCACCAGATCGACATGCAGCAGCTTTGGGCCGAGGTCAAGACCTTCTACGATGTTGGCGAATCTTGGTTTTTGGATGAAGACCAACTGATGCAACTCAACGAATACAACGAGAAATTCACAGCCATCGATCCTGTGCGCGAGATGCTCGAAACAGGTTTGAATTGGTCCGCGGATCAATCCAAGTGGGTCTGGTTAACATCAACTGATGTGGCAATCTACATCGGTTTGCGCAACCCATCACGGGGGGACGTTACCCGACTAGGTACTATGCTCAAGAACGACAAAAGGTGTGCAACTCGCAAAAGCAATGGCGTGTCCAAGTATCTGGTCGCTCCAAAGTTCAATGAATTTAACCTGTAGTCCCATGTCCTACTATGGTCCAACCATGTACAAGTGCTTGATTTATATGGCTTTCTAGTACTAGTAGGACTAGTAGGACCTATATATAAAGAAACAAATAAAGGATAGAAAAGGGGATAGAGCACCATGCAACACCACTCAAAACAACTATTAGCCCTCCATAGGCAAAGTAGGCCTACACCTACCACTGGTCCTACTGTTGTTTTAAATCCACACACCATCACTGGCAGGGATGGGGGGGTGTCCTCCAAATGTCTGGAAAAAACAACAGGGGGGGTGGGTCATCATTTTTTGGCAGATCCTGACACCTGGGTCGATGATGATCGCATCACCTGCAACATGTGCCAGCACATGACCCAGCACCTGCACACGGTCAACATGCCATCAGATCAGTTCGACAAAATCAGGCGAGAAAACCATATCGCAAATCACTGGATGTTTGATATTGTCAAAATCAAAAACGGATGGGCAAGAGTTGAATATATGGGCTGGCAATGCAATGGAGGCCAACGCTCATATATTCCAATCGATATCAAGCATCGATGTGACAACTACAAACCAAAACAGGTAGCACAGGCATTTAATGTGAAAGAATGGTGGGAATAATGAATAAACCATTTATCAAAAGGAAATCAACCGAATCAATCGAGCAGATTAAATTCGTGCAGCACGTTCGCACGTTCTACCCCGAGGTGGTGATATTCAGCGTACCCAATGGGGGTGATGTCTCGGCTACCCAGCGCATACGGCTTACCCAAGAGGGGATGCTGGCGGGTGTTCCTGATGTGCTGGTCTTTGGTTTGAATCGTCCAACACTTGCCATCGAGTTCAAACGACCTGATGGCAAAGGCAAGATCAGCCCAGATCAGCAGGCAGTGGGGGTGCAGCTTGAAGGAGTGGGGGCCATTGTTAGGGTGGCTACATCAGCAGAACAGGCCAAAGGTTTCTTGCACGAATGGCTTGCAAAGGACTAACATGAACAAACAGACAGTAGAACGGCCAAGAGGTCGCACCTTGCAGCGATTGCGATCACGCATCATGCAAGGCCAGCCGCTTTGCAAGATGTGCGAGGACAATGGCCTGGTCACCCCAGGTGTCGAGATGGATCACATCCAGCCGATCTTTATGGGGGGCAGCAACGAGGATGGCAACCTTCAAATGCTTTGTGTTGAATGTCACCGAAAGAAGACCGCTGATGACCTCGGCATACGGTACAAACCCACCATCGGTGTCGATGGTTGGCCGATTGGCCCGGATGGGGATGGGGCGGCGGGAAAGTCT